TGAGAAGGGAACACTATCCACAGCCTCATTATCTAACAGTTCATCTCCAACCTTCGTTACTTTTCTTAATTCTGCAATACCATCGTTATCATAGTCTACTCTTAAGTAGCATTCTGTAACCCAGACTCCATCATCAATATCACCTTCTGGTGAGTTGTCTTGCTCGTGTGAGAATCTAGAAAGTCTTTCAGCTTTGTAATCCGCTTCATCATTATTGAATACATTTTCAATTTTAGATTTAGGATATCCTTGCTCTATTAGCTCTGACTTAGTTCTTTTTACTCTGTGAGCGACAAACCTTGCGGTATCAATTGTCTTGGCATACTTGTCAATTAAAAATTCTTCTGGTGGTACAGGTTCTATTCTGACCTGCCCATCAGCATATGTTCTGTTTACTACAACATCGTGTAATGTAGGCACACCTTCTTCACTAATTATTTCTGTGTGCTCTTTAACATCTACATCATCATCCATTAGAAGAGCCATAAACTCTTCCTCTGTTAAATTCTTGTACTCTTCTCTAAGAGTTTCACTGCTGTCATCCCAGTAGTGTTTAACTACACCATTCTTTTGCAGTAGTGCATCTTTAAACCACTGGTATATTGTAGAGAATCCAGGGTTCTGTCTCATAATGACATAGTTTACATAGTCTGTAGACTGCTTTGCCATCTCAACATCTTCTGGACCTTGTGGTTCAAACTTGACTACCTGATCCCCAGAAGTAAATATCTTCATAAGGCTAGGCATAATCCATTCGATTACATCGGCTACATCTCTTGTGACAATCTGTGAGCGACCTTCTTGCTCATTACCATACTTCTTACCATAATAGCGGTCTAATGCATCTGAGCGTTGCTCCGTGAGCTTTCCATCTTTGTACCCTAAAGCAGCATTGATTTCCTGCTCTAAGTGAGCAGATAGCTCCCTTTTTGTCATTTTAGCCATAAATTATTTACCTTTGTTTATCGGGTAAGTGGTTTGTTTCTTGGGTGGTGGACTATTACTAACTGCCTTCATTATTTCTTTTAGGTCTTTGATGTCCTGTGCCATCTCCATCAATTTGTTTTCTAACCACTTTGGGTTCATTGGCATATACTTCTCCTTATACTATCCAACTTAAATCAGTCTCAGGGAGTTCCCTTCCCCAGACACTATCATTACCTGTGAACACTACATCTGTTATACACAAGTACCTAAACGCATCGCTCGCGTGTGATGTCCAATCGTGGACTGGTCTTTGAGACCAAATCTTTTTCTTGTCATCATAACTACTTCTATATTGTAGTAATGCTTCTAGCCCTTTCTTAGTGTTGTCCTGATCGAACCAACATTTATTTAGAAAAGTTCTAGTGGTGTCAATACCATCCATTACTTTTAATTTGGGTGCAACTTGGAAATCTATTCCCAGGTCGAAGGCAAGGTCTCTCCTCGATTTGCCAGTAGAAAATTCTCGTACTACAATATCGTGGGGTGCTATGTGTGCACCATACCTATAACCTTTTCTATTGAGTACATCTATATAGTGAGGTAAACCTTCGTTTGAACTCTCGTAATAATCTATAACGTGTACTGCTTTACCTACAAATTGCACGAACCATATACTGGTTGCGTCTGAGACCCCAAGGTCCCAGCTTGTTACTACTTGTTTAGACGGGTCATAAGGGACTTTCCCCACTCGGTCTTCTTCATAAGCAGTTTCAATCTCTTTAGCATAATACGCACCTCTAAGTGCAGCAGACCAAGAACACTGGTATTCTTGTTCAAATTCAGTCTCTGCCATATCTTGTTTCGCAAGTTCCAGTTCTTCATCGTCTAATATCCCTGTTTCACTCGCCTTATACAAGAATCTAGCCCATCCCTTCTTCTCTGGGGCAGAGTGGTATAAATCATAAAATTCGTTTTTCCCTTTAGGTGTACCAATAAATATGGCATACCCCTTCCTGTCTGACAGTGCCGGTCTTATAACCTCAGAGAACATCTTAGGGTTCATCTGAGCGTACTCATCGAGCACGACCCCGTCTAAATAAATTCCGCGAAGCGTGTCATAATTATCTGCCCCGTAGAGCTGTATCCTAGCTCCCATAAAGTCGGCTCTTAGTTCTGCCTCGTTAAACTTTACTTCTGGAAACACACCACACAATCTTTTTAATTCATCCCAGGCAACTGTCTTAGCCTGTTTAAATAGCGGTGCTATGTACGCATATCGTGGTTGTCTTTTACCAGTCTGTATGTCTTCAATAGAGCTTTTTATGAGCTGGTTTATAGCAAACACAGTCTTACCAAATCGCCTATGACATACAACTACATTAAATCTATCTAGATTAGTATGTAAATGTTTTTGTAAATCCCTAGGTGTGTAGGGTATTACAATAGATTTTCTCTCCTCTTGCATAGATGCTAGTGTATCTTGCTATCTTTTTCCCTTAATATCTTATTAGCGTCTGCAATATCAGCTTCATCGGTTGCCCACTGTATATCAAAGTTTCTATCTTCTACAACAACGTGATGTTTCGGAGACCAGCCAGCTTGTGTCTTAAGCCAGAACGTAGTCATACTAGGAGACTCCCCAGATACTGCCATTTCGTAGGCTACACCTGCCACGCGGGCGGTCCTTTTCTCTTTACCTACAGTCAAATTGTGTGAATAGTATTTAGTTAGGGTGGCATTAGAAATACCCATAACTTTAGCTATCGTATGTTGGTCTAATCCTATAGTAACCATTTCTTCTACCTTAGAATAGTCATCATCAGTTGGTCTGTATGTCTGTCCTCTTTTAATTCTAGACTTTTTGCCGCCTGCTGACTTAGACTGCTGGGATAAGCCACCAGTTGGTCTGCCTATCTTGCGTTCAATCTTAATTACAGCGTCTGCTGGTACTATTCCTTTGGCTGAAGCTACTGCATATCTAGCTTCTTCCTCCAATTCTTTCTCTATTTGCCTAATCTCGTCTTCTGAGTCGGCTGTTGCTTTGCCTTTTTGAGCCATATCTAAGTATTATACCCTAAAATAATATTGTATTAGTTTATTCCTAGCATATTCTAAATGATGTTGTATTTAACTACGACTATGACATACTGCTTTAGTACATTCTAGGTTTATATAAGTGTTTTGCTATAAAGATACACAATATTATATAGTATAAATCACCAAAAGTCAACCCCAATTTAGCATTGATTATCGAATTGTGCCCGAATCTGGCTCGGTGTGTCGCGGAATATTCAAAAAAATAATAATTTTACCTGTGCATAGGTTTCGCTCGTGGTGGAAAAAACGCAAGGGGTGGGGTGGCCTCGCATATACCCCTACTTTTTCTAGGGATATTCCAGGGGCGGGATTGTCGCGGAATCTGTCCGAGATTTTCGGAACACGTTCCGAGTTTGTTTTCAGTTCGGAGGGATAAAGCCCCATTTCATATAATAAGAAACATAGACAAAGTTTTATTATTTTGATTGACATTTGAATATCACTCGTGCTAACATCTCTTTAACGGTCGCAATTTCGCGGGCGTAATAAAAGAGGAAAACAAATGACTACAAAAACTAAACAATCTAATAAAAAGACTACTAAAGAAATGAAGCAACGCGTTCAAGCGTCATCATCATTCAAAGATATAGTTAAGCGTGATGAAAAAGACAGACTAAAAGACGTTAAAAAGTCGGACGTTGTTAATAGTGCGAACACTATAAGTGATACTATCGATAGTATTGAGAATTGCGGTGAATCTATCAAACAGCTTGACGCGTCAATTACTGGTGCGGTTGATACTGGAAAGAGTATTCAAAAGCAGATAGAAGAAATATGTTTTGATTCAAAAGGTCAAATTGATGAATTCGGTGTTGATTCAATAGTTGACTATGCTACACGCCTAAAGAACCAAACAGAGGGACAGCGTGAGCATATCAACTTCAAGAAATTAGAGGTTCTACGTAAACAATTCGCGAGGGCTTTTGATTGGGCTGAGTCAAACGACTTTATCAAGAAGTCAGAGAAAATGTCGTTGATTGGGACTGGTAAAAAAATGACTCAATCACCAGATACAGACAACCCGTTCAAAGAATTGTCTAAGGCAGAACAGACCGATTTAGACAAAGCAGAAGCGGACGCGAAGAAGTCGCAAGAAGAAAAGATTAAAAATGACCGAGAAGACTGGTTCATTTCTTTGACCGACAAAGAATTCGACAGACTTTGCAAAGAGCGAAACGAGTTCAAGCTGATGACAAACGACAAAGCGAAGAAGAAAACAATAATTAAATAAACAACTAAGAAGCCCCGCAGAAATGCGGGGTTTTTTTTCGCCTATTGAAAAGTAACAAGCCTAGCCCCGTAAATACCTCTATTTTCAATCTTTATTGTTTACCCCTACCATTCCCCTCGATTTGATTTTATCTCTCAAAAATGAGATAATATACCTATGAATCGAGGTATTCTCGTTTCTGTTTTCGGAACACGTTCCGAGAATCTTATTAACTAATAAAAAGGAAAATATGAATAGAAAACAAACCTACCGCGTTTTAAATAGACGCTTAAAAATACAGTCAATTATTAATGACAATGGCGGAAAATTCTTTACTGTTAAATTTCACAAGGTTGACGGTTCAATTAGAAAAATGAATTGTAGAACGGGTGTTAAGAAATGGTTAAGAGGTGGTCAATTATCGTATCGACCAGAGGATAAGCCCAATTTAAGGGTTGTATTTGACGTGGCTGCAAACGACTATCGCACAATCAACTTGGATAAGGTTTTTTATATCAAAGCGGGTGGTAAACGTGCGGATGTGTTTTTAACTGAACAATTATTGGAGGGTGTTTAATATGTTAGATACTGTTATTATGTTTTTGGTATTCACAATCTTAGTTATTGGATTAGCTGGTATGTGGATTTTTGCAACAACTATAAAGATGGATTACAAGGATAAGCAAGGTAATTACATCGTTAAAAAGTAGTTAGAAAAACTAAGGGCTGCCTGATCGTAGCCTTTACTCTTTTTAACTAGGAAGGAAGACAATATGGATATACAAAACAATCTAATGGCTATCAATACGCTAAAGTCAGCCAAAGAGATAGTTGGTGGATGGACTGTAACCAGTAAGATGCCAACGATTTCTTATTCAATCCCCGCAGAGGAGTGCAAAACTGGCTCAAAGCTAAAATTGATTAAGAATACTGTTTGTTCTGATTGCTATGCACTTAAAGGTAACTATGTGAGATACGCTAAAAACATAAAACCCGCAATGTATAAAAGATTAGAAAGTATTTTTAATCCTTTGTGGGTTAAAGCTATGATTTTCATTATGGATAATCAAAAATCTGTAGTGGATAGCGGTGTCTTTAGGTGGCACGATAGTGGAGATATACAAAGTGTTGAGCATTTGGATAAGATTGTGCAGATAGCACAAGCAACACCAAATATAAGACACTGGCTGCCTACTAAAGAAAGTGCCTGGATACAAAATTACAATAAGCCTATCCCGAAAAATCTAGTGATCAGGCTAAGTGGTAGTTTTGTGGATGGCAAACCACCAAAGTATGCAAACACTAGCACTGTTGTTACTGATAAGGATAATGCAACTTGCAGAGCCTTTGAAAATAATGGTGAGTGCGGTGATTGTAGACAATGCTGGGATAGTAGTGTAAAAAATGTAAGTTACTTTAAACATTAAGGAGGATAAATGCTAGTAAGTAAAATAATTGCACACCTACAAGAGTATCACGAACCCGATGAGCATCTTATGATTGACTGGTTGGAATCTGATTCTATTAATGGTGATGACAGAATGACAACAGAACTATGGATAAGGTCTTGTCAATTACAAGAGCAAGCCACTGAGTCTTTAATAGATAGAGATTATGCAGCTAGCTTTGTTTATGACGCAGAGCGAGAGATAAGAGCAGAAGATATGGAAGAATCTCGCTCTCTTATGGATGATTACAGAGATGTAGGTATGATTCCAAAAGACTTTTTGTCTGAGTAGTTGTAAAAACTAAGGGATATTCGGGACACGTTCCGAGTATCCTTTACTCTTTATAACTAAGGAAAGGAAAAGATATGGATAAAGATAACAATCTAGGCATTAACGTGCTAAGTCTGTTTGATGGTTCGAGCTGCGGTCAAGTAGCCCTTGAACGATCAGGGATTAAGGTCAACAAATACTTTGCATCTGAGGTAGACCCTTGGGCCGAAAAGATTACGCTTAAGAATTACCCCGATACTGTATGTGTTGGTGATGTTAATTTTGTAAGCGGGATGTTGCTACCAGACATAGACTTAGTTCTTGCGGGTTCACCTTGTCAAGGATTTAGTTTTGCGGGTAAGCGATTAGCTTTTGATGACCCTAGGTCAGCACTATTCTTTGAGTTTCTCAGAGTCCTGGAGGAGTGTCGCAGATACAATCCTAATGTTAAATTCTTATTAGAAAATGTAAGGATGAAGCAAGAGTATCAAGACATCATCAGCAAGTATCTAGGTGTAGAACCAGTAGCGATAAACTCGTCACTTGTATCAGCACAAAACAGATACCGTTTGTACTGGGCTAACTGGGATATAACTCAGCCCGATGATAAAGGTATAGTCTTGAAGGATATACTTGTTGAGGGATACGGTGATA